CTGGCTTATCATACTGTCCATGATTTTCTGTCTGAGCGCAGGGTCCCCAAGTTTGATACACTCATGCGGATAATCAGGTACTTGTCAATAATGGTGAACTTGTAGTAAAATGCCAAATCCGGAGAACATAGAAAAGCATAAGTTCGAGAAAGACCAAAGCCGCGATAAAGCCGCGATAAATGGCCGTAAGGGTGGTATTAAGTCCGGAGAAAGTCGCAGGGCACGTAAAACGCTGAAAGAGGCCTTGTTGGGTTTGTTGTCCGAGGGTGATATACAGGACAAGATGCTGCATGGTCTTGTATTAAGAGCCATGAAGGGCGATGCGGCAGCTGCCAAGCTGGTTGCCGAGCTGATAGGCGAATACAAGCAGAGTATTGATGTGGGTGTGGCGGATATCGGGTTAATAGTTGAATTTGATGAAGGAGAGGATTAGATTAAACGGGAAGTATTCACCTCTGCGAAAGTTGAGGACACGCTATGCGGTGATCACCGGTGGACGTGGATCCGGCAAGTCCTTTGCCGTTGCAGTCGTTATTCTGTTCATCACTTTCTTCACAAAGAAAAAGACGATCCTCTTTACCCGCTACACATTGGTCAATGCGGAAACAAGTGTGATGCCCGAGTTCCTGGACAAGATTACCCGGGGAAACATGGGGCATCTGTTCACAAAGACAGGCAATGATATCATCAATAACGTCACCGGCACACGGATATTATTTCGGGGCATCAAGACATCTACGGGGATAAACACGGCAGCCCTGAAGTCAATCCCCAATCTGATACTATGGGTGAATGATGAAAGCGAGGAGCTGGTGGACGAGGTTACTTTTGACACGATAGACCTTTCACTTCGGGATATTGACGAGAGCTGCCATGTGTGGCTGGTGCTCAATCCACCCGACATAAACCATTTCATTTACCGCAAGTTCTTCCACAATAACGGGGTTGAGGATGTCTGGAATGGTGTCAAGGGGGATATCACTTACATACACACCACATACCTGGATAACCTCAAACACCTGCCAAAGGACTACATAGACAAGGCCGAGAAGTGCAAAGTGGTTGATATTGACAAGTATAACAATGTTTGGTTAGGGAAGTGGGCTTCCCTGACCGAGGGGCGGATCTACAAAGGCTGGAACATAATACGAGATTCCGACTACCCTACCGATCTGCCCTGCTGGTATGGGGTGGACTGGGGATTCAGTAACGACCCGGCAGCCGTTGTACGGATATGCTTCGATGCCTCGACATATACGGTTTACTTGCATCAGGTCCTGTACGAGAAAGGATTGCTTACGGCAGCCATAGCGCAGGCGATAAAAGACGATATGCTCAACAGGGCAAGAACACTATACCGAACAAGCACACTTGATGTAATGACCGAAAACGGGGCAATACAGATAAACGGGTATCGTGTTGATCGGCTGAGTTCCTTTGATCCGAAGGTATTACCCAAAGAAGTAGCACAGGAGTTGAACAACATCCACACTTACGTTGGCGAGGTTTACTGCGATCCTGCACGACCTGAGCAAATACGGGAAACAAAAATCATTCACGGGCTGATGGCTACCGGTGCGGTCAATAAGGACAAGACGGGCAGGATTGAATATATGAAATACTTCAATGTCTGCTATACCGAGAGCAGCAAGGATTTGCACAACGAGTATGTCAATTACCGCTGGAAACAAAGTAAGACAGACAAGACAAGGTTTATCAACGAGGCCGAGGATGGCAACGACCACCTGATGGATGCGACCAAGTACGGGGTGGTCACTCATTTAAGGCGTTTAGGAATAGCAAACAGAATAGGCGAACAATAAAATTAAGACTATGGCAAATATTTTCACATTCGGCAGAGAGATGAAAACACTCAAAGCCACAATAAGCGAACTACAGGAGTTGCAGATATCACAGTCCCGACTGCTAAGGGAGAAGAAAGGCTACCTGTATGGGGACAACACGGACAACGAGTTTCTGCGTAAACTTCTTAACGTAACATTCTCCACTACCGATTTCGGGGATTTCAACAGGGAGGAATTGTACCTGACATATAGAACCAATAGTGCGGTATTTGGGATAATCGACAGGATCGCAAAAGCCTGTGGAGAAATCGGGCAGTACATCGAGTTATTGGACAAAGACGATAACGTGGTTGAGGACAACCCGCTTATAAAAGTCTTGCAAAGGCCCAACGATAGATTCTCGCTTTATCAGTTCCTTTATGCCTGGGCGACAAATTACAACGTCTTTGGAGATGCGTTTGTGTATGGCATAAAGGGTATCGGCAGGGACTTGGGCAGTTTGTCGGAGATGTATGTCATTCCGGGTCATAGGGTGAAAATTGAAAAGGGTGACTGGAAAGAGCCCATCAAGGGGATAGAGATAAGTGGCTCGGCTGATACGGAAGTGATTGACAATGGGCAGTACTTCCAATCATTCATCTACAACTTGGATCCCAACACTTACTTTGGATTCTCTCCTTTGATTGCTGCGGCCTACGATTGCCAGCTGCTGAAAAAGGGCAAACTACGGCTGAATACATCTATGGACAACGGAGGCGTAAACGCTATCATTGCCCCGGCAAAGGACAAAGATGGCTTTGTCGTTCCACAGGCAGCCAACGAACTGGAAAAAGACCTGAACAGCAATAAGAATGCCAACAGGACCATGTTTTTAAGACAGGCCGTTGAGGTAACAAAGGTAGGCAGCACCCCGGTAGAATTGGGGATTCTCGATGGAAGCAAGGATGCTGTAACCGCTCTGTGTTTCGCTTTCGGGATTCCGATGGATTTGTATTACGGACAGAGTAAGTATGAGAACGCCAAAGAAGCCAAAAAGTCCCTGTACGAGAGTGCAGCCATTCCGCTGATAAACGTATTCTGCAACGATCTGATGAACTTTGTCAAGTATGATGAATCCGGTAAAGAGGTCAAGCAGTATGCAGGGATGAAGCTGGTCCTGAACACCGATAAGATTGAAGTTCTTAAAGCAAGCACCACAGAGGTCTTGACAAATCTTAACCTGATGAATGCCACCCTGAATGAGAAACGCGAGGCAATGGGATACGCGGAGATCGAGGAGGATTATGCCAACAAACCCATGCTTACTTTGGGAGTTCAGTTCGGGGATATGTATTCTCCGGATATAAACGAGAATGAGTAAGCGTAAAGTCATAACACCAGCCATGCGAGCCCAGCAGACGATCTTACGTTTGCAGGCTCTTAGGCTATCGGAAGGCTACAAGGCAAAGATTGCCCGGGAGCGGACCATCGCTATACGTAAAGCGGTAAAGGAGTTATCAAAATATCCCTATTCAGAATGGGAGGGTATGGCTGCTGACCGCATCATCAAAGAACCCAAGCTCAAGGAAACCATTACAAAGCTATACCTGAATGTTGGCACACCGGTTGCCCGGGTGGCGGTAAACAGGTTCTTGCAGCGAAAGGCTGATACGTCAGATATGTGGGAGGAAGCATTGTATGAATGGACCAGAAAGCACATGGGCGCAAAAATAGGTCTTATGGAGGCTGCGGTAAACGACTGGCTAAAGGACCAGGTTAGAAAAGTCATTGAGGAAAACCCCGGTGCAGGGATAGAGAAAATGACACAGGCCATGCAGCGGTCAGTATCTCAGAACTGGAACACGATAAAGGAGTGGCAGACGCGAAGGATAGTTCAGACGGAAACCATGAGTGCGATGAATGTCGCAGCCTCAGAAAGTATCGACCTGTTGGGGATGGACTATGAGCGAACATGGAGTATCGCAGGGAACAACACCCGACCAAGCCATGAGGCGGTGGATGGAATAACCATCAACAAGGGCGAGTTCTTCAACGTGGGTGGATTCATGATGGCCCACCCGATGGATGATTCGATGGGCGCGCCGGCAGGGGAGATCATCAACTGTTCCTGTTGTGCTATTGATATGCCGAAGGATAGCGGAATGATAATATAAACCATGAGCGAGTATCACTACATAAAGGGCAAGGAGATTTCGATATACAAGGGAAAACTGTACGTGGTGGTCAGCAACGACTACGAAAAGGTGGAGAAGTTGATTCCGGGCTTTGACAAATGGAGCAACGGAGAGTTGTACGCTCATACCTTCATTGCACCCTACAAGGGCGAGGAGGGAATATTCATTATCCTGAACTTCGACCATGAATACGAAAAGATGACCTACGGAGTTATAGTTCATGAATTGCGCCATGCGGCCGACCTGGTGGCACAGAGTCGGGGTTTGAACACCACACCGCAGAACACCGAGAGCAACGCCTATCTGATGGAGTGGATGGCAAATACGGTATTCCTGGAGCTGATTCGCTGGGGATTCGTTCCACAATTTTCACGAAAAAGGCAAAGAAGGCCATAAAAAATCAAACTACTTGAAACAAAACGTATGCAACCGATTGCAAAACATATGCAACTGATTGCATACTTTTTAATTAGCGTTATGTAATCGGGTATTTTAGGGCGTATAAAAGCGCGCTAAAATGGATAAACTTGAATACAAACAGGTCGCCACTACTTTTGAGGTCAAAAAGGAAGGCGGCAACCTCTACATAGAGGGCTACGCGGCCAAG